AACGTTAGCAAACAGCTTATGAAGTAGTTTGCGTTAATAATTCGGGATTTTCAAAAAGATTACCTAAAACTTCTAACTCTATTTTTCTCTCTTTAATAACTTTTTTAAATCTTTTAACAGTTCCCCAATATCCTAAACCAATCTGCCAAACTAAAGGCTCTGCAAATTCTGTATATATCTTATAAAAAACTTTATTATCTTTTTCTTTAAGTAAATTGCCGTCTATAAAAAGCCGATTTGCTAACATCGGTTTTGACGCATTGCTTTGTTCAGTGGAATTATCGTTTTTCATTTCGTTTAGTTTTAAAAATTAATATTGTTTTTTATAAGTCGCAACGCGACAAAGCCGAGAAACTTTATGCTTCAGCTTCGTTGGATTCGTTAGAAATTAAGTCGATAATTTCAACTTTCCACTCCATGCAATCACGCTCTCTAATATTTTCGCTTAACCAACTTTCAGCAGATGAATATTTCATTGAGTTCATTTTAATATCGTCTCCACGTTCAGAAGCTCTTAATAATTGTTTATAAACTTCTTTTGGCATTTCTAAATCTCCCAAACCTACTTCATAAGTTACTTTTACAGTTAAATCTTTAATGTTTTTCATTTGTTTTTAGTTTTTCAATTTCGTTAATAAAATATTGAGTGCATTCTTCCATTTTTTGGAGTTGTAATTTTGAATAAGGTTTAGAATATTTAGCTTTTTTTGGCTTTTTATTCTTGTGAATTGTAAAATAATTTGATTTCATAATTTGAAAATTGTTAATAAAAAAGCCGAACGCATAACAGCAGTTACACAAGATGCAAGGTTTATTGGAATTGCCGTTTCGCATTGAACTTTTTACTTAAATAGAAAATATCCAGTCACGAAGCCTTGCACCTCGTGTAGCTGCGAAACGTTAGTAGTATTGCATTATTTCATTTTCGATACTATCATTGGAAATTCCCAACCAACTACAAATAACTTCTTTTGTTTTGTCGTATAGGTCACTAAATTCGTTTTCATCCATTGAATCAAAACTTATTGAATTAGCTTTTTTATAAACTTCGCCAGTAATTAGATTTACTATTTCGTTATAAAATCCAGCGGTTACAATTATATCGTGTCGCATTGTTTCCATAGTTCTATAATCGCTTTGATTTTCAAATGCTAATTTTAAAAGTCCAAAAAATTTACGATGAAAACGAATATTTCTTTTTTTCTTATATTCGATTTCTACTATTTCATTAGTTGGTATTTTTTTAAAAGCATCACTATCTGAATCGTATGCTGGTTTTAAAAATCCGTTTATGGTTTTAACTACTAAAATTTTCATAGACTAAGGTAATAAATTTTCATCATTTATCAAAATATATTCAGCGTAATTACATACGTTATAATTTCTGTCTAAAACACATTTGTTAATTGTGTTGATTTGAAAACCTCTATTTCGTAGGTTGAAAATAATAGCACTTAATCTCGTTGCTCCGTAAAGTTCAATAGCTTTCCAAGTATCTATTTTTCCGTTAGCAATTAAATGATTTAATACTTGTTTTGTTTTGTTTGTTTTCATAATTTTTAATTTAAGTTTATAATAAATAAATGTTTTACTTTGTTGTAATGGTATTCGTATTTTTCGTAATCTGAATAACTAATAATTCCATCAATAAACTTTTGAGTTATTTTATCGTGCCTATTTTGTAATAGGTTTGTAGTTGGATTAAAAAGGAACTTCATCTTCATCGTTATAAGGTAAATCGTCAAACACTCCTTTTAACTCTTCCATTTTAATTAATGGAAAAGGACTTAACTCTTGTGCAAATTCTTTTTGCTTATTCTCTTCTAATTGATTTTTAAATCTAATCCAATTATAAATATCTTCGTTTTCGTTTTCTAAATATCGACCGCTTTCTAAATGATATTTAAACTCACACATTCCAACTTCGCCCCAATGCGAAAACTTTACTTTTTGAATATAAACTTCTGTTTTTTCAGTTTGATAATTTCTGTAAATTGTTAATCCATTATCTGTTTTGTTGTAGAAGTTTGCTGAACCGCTTATGTTATAAAGATTTGGTATTTCATACATTTGCGTTTCTTTATTCTTTAAAATCTTTGTAGGGTGCGCAACTAAAAAACAATGCACATTGTTCTCTTCGCAAAACGTAGCCAACTTATCCAAACTTTCGCCAATGTATTTAGTTTCGCTTTGTCCGTACTTATGCTCTAATTTATTCCACGCATCAATAACAAACGCATCAACTCCATTAGTAGCTTTTAATTGTTTAACGTGTTTTAAAATAGATTCTAAAGTAAAATCCTTTTCGGGTTTAATAAACCAAAACTTTTTATTTAGATAATCTTTAACATTATTTAGTTCGTCTAAAGTTATACGATTTTCGCCAAACCATTTTTTACCAACCAATTTACGTGCAAGTTTCGAAATATGTAAACGTGTTGGTTTATTTTCTGGACTATAAAAAGCAAACTTCCAATCGTTTTTAATATTAAGTTTTAATGCAATTTGGTCTAAAAAGTCTGACTTTCCATGTCCAGGCACTCCCGTAATAGTTGTAATATATCCTTTTGCAAATCTTAACTTTGTATCAAAATCTCTCATTCCAGTTTCTACACCATTATCTAAACCATTTTGATACATATCGTTTATTTCTAAATCAATATCCTCAATAGTAAAAACACCCTCTAAAGGAAAACTTTTAGCATTATTAAAAGCATTTATTATTTCGCTTTGCCCTTTAAACTTATACAAATCGTTTGCATCTTTGTATTCTTCAAATTCAATATATTTGCATTTTTCAATACCTAAACGTTCTGCAAGGTCTATTCTTAATTTACGCCCAGCAATATCATTGTCAGTTGCTAAATAAAACTTTTCAATATGTTCTAAATATTCAATGCAATTATCTAAATAAATTAAGTTATTAGTATTTATGTTTGCGCCATTTGGAACTGAAACAACATTTTTAAAACCGCATTGATAAAAAGTTAAAGCGTCTATTTCGCCCTCACAAATAATCAATTCTTTAAAATCCTTAACCGCATCTAAATTGTAAAATATCAATTCACTTCCTTTATGTAGTTTAAAAGATTTTTTTGCTCCTCTATACTTTACATTTACAAGTTCGTTATTTCGAAAATAATTAAATTGTATTGTTTCAACTTCCTTTTCAAGTTGTGGCATAAATTCCAATCCGCAAGTAACTTTTAAATCTGTTAAAGTATTTTGATTTATTTTTCTTTCACTTTCGAAATATTTTACTACTACGTCAGATAGTTGTGTTTTATTTTTCCATTGTGGCAAAATATAATCTACCTTTTCAATTCTATTTAATAACCCACCTTTCCAACCGCAATGATGGCAAAACCAATTTGACTTATCTAAATTAACAGACAAGCATTTATCTGTTTTCTTTTTTCTTGTATGGCTACATTGCGGACAAATAGTTTGCACCTCTCCCGATGTTTTACTACTTCTTATATCTATGTTAAAATCTCTGAAGTCCATTAGTACACCATTTTAGGTTTATTGTCTTTTACTACGTCTTTTTCAATATAAATCAAAGTTTGAAGTAATGCTGACTTCCAATTTTTTATAGGTCTGTCGTTTCCATTTTTCCAATCATTAACTACCCACGCATCGTATTTATTTTGCAACGCTTTTAAATTAACACTTGGCTCTTTTTCTTTTGCATATTCTGAAAATTCTAAAAATGTTGGAATATCTTTAGTTTTATCTTCTTTAGTATCCTTTACTATACTTTGTGTATTATCGGTAGTAGTAAGTTTACTTTTAATAGGTTTACGCGCCCCTAAACTAACTAATAGTTGTAATAAACCATCATAAGTAATACATTTATTTTTTCTCTTAATGTAAGCATCTTGAATACTATCTATAAAATCTTGACACCATATTATATAATTTTCTTCCCAAAGTAGTTTATCAAACTTACCTAAATCAACTAAATCTTTAATAATAGATAAAAGTATTTCTTTACTAATTTTACATTTAGCACTTAAAAACATTTGTGTAGTAGGTTTTGATAAATCTAAATAATGATAGTTTGTTTTTGCTAGTTCACGCAATAACTTTACAAATGTTGCAAATCCATCATTTCCGTATGTTTCCTCAATGTAAAACATTTTGTTTCCATCTTCACATATAAATGGAAAATAATCTACGTTGTTTCTTTCTGGTCTTGCCATAATTTTTAATTTTTTAATAAAACAAAAAGCCCTTAAATAAAGGGCTAGACTTTCTTTACTTAAGGGTGTTTGCTTTCTGTTTTTACTTCAAAATGGAACACCTACTTTTCAATAGGTGTCTAGCCATATTGAGTTACAAAGTTAATCAATTATTCCAATATACCAAAATTTTTTTAATAAAGTTCAAAAGTTTTTATTAGAAGTTGGAGCATTGGGTTTTTAAAAGGGCGGTTCATTCTCTTCTGAATTTGGATTAAAATCTGTAGCAACTGGCATTGGAGGTGCTTGTTCGCTTGCTAACTTTTCAATTCTCCAACCATTTAAAGAAACATAATACTTTGAATTATATTCGTTTCCTCTAATGTTAATTCCTACCTTTACATCGTTTCCAACTGCGTAATTATCTAATAAACTACATTTGTCTTGCACGAAATCAATAGGAATTTTTTGTTTGTATTGTTCGTCGGTTTCTACAACCAATAATCTTTTTTTGAAAGTTCCGGCACTTCCTACAATTTCCTCATTACCTATTACGATAATTTTTCCAATTACTTCACTCATTTTGTTTAATTTTAATTTTTATTGATTATAATTTCCAAATGTAAATCTTAATTTACTATTTTGGTCTTTTGCTCCTAAATAATTTAACTTGCCATCTTTATCGAATTGACTAAACCAAACCCACTCTTTTAATTTAAAATTCCAAGTCGGCTTATTTGTTGTTTTATCAAATTCGTCATCATTTAACTTTATTTGTATAATTGGATAATCGTATAACTCTCTTCCAATACCTAAATTAAAACACGCTCTTTTAAATGCATCAGACGCTTGTCCTTTTTCTTTTTCTGTGTTGCTTTCAGTTCCTACGTCTTGAACCCAAACCCACTGACTTAATTCTTTGTTCCAAATACCAACGCTACAAAATAAATTATCATTTATAACATCGTATTTTTTTTGCCAAAATCCTACTCCGTAAACTGCATCAAGTCTATTCATATCCACTCTTGCATCTTTATAAGCTAATATAGTTGCAAAACCGCCTTTGTTAATCGATTGCACTCTAAAATCAATTTCGTTTATTTCTAAAGGTGTGTTAATTTTCATAATTTAACTATTTCTTTTTTTAAATAAATATTCTTGCTCCTCATTCCAAGCATCAATACGATGTTTTTTTATTTTTTTGTAGTTCTCATCGTTTAAATCTTCGTTTGTTGGTAGTTGTCTAACTTCCATACCTAACCTATTTAAGTAAAGTTTTTCCATATCGGGTAAATCGTTGTAAATCTGCTCCGATAACTTTAAGAAATATTCTTTACTCATCTTTAATTCAAATTCATTTGTTTAACAATTACTCTCGTGTCGAATTTCTCAAAGCATTGTTTAGGTGTTAAACCGCTCCAATACATTTCAAATCTGTGTCGAATTTCTCAAAGCATTGTTTAGGTGTTAAACCGCTCCAATACATTTCAAATCTGTAAATTTGTCGGTTGCCTTTCCAAAAGGTGTAACCGCTTATCTGTTGGTTAAAATCGAAGTATTCCATAATATTAATTTTTAAAGTTAAAAAAATTTAAGCTATTACTTTTGTTGTTGCAATAGGTAAGCGTAATTTAGAATGAGTTTAGATAGTTACATTTCTACATCAAAACTAATTATACCTTGCTTTGCTTGTTGTTCTTTAAATCTTTTTTCCGCCTCTTTTAAATTTAATTTAGCTTGTTTAAAGTAACTATCTTTTAACTCTATACCAATTGCTTTTCTACCCATTGAAACTGGACTAAAAACTTCACTACCTACACCCATAAAAGGCGTTAAAACAACCTCGTTAGGATTAGAATATAGTTCAACAATTCTATCAATAACATCTAACTGCAAAGGATGTACGTGTTTTTCGTCGTCCTCTTCTTTACTATCTCTAAAAGGTAAAACATTATCTATTCTAATATCATCCCAAACACTTGAGGCGTAACGTTGCCAAATGTAATGGTTTAACTTTGTGATTTTATCCGCCTCGTTAATGTTATTTAAGTGTTCCCACAATTCAACCTCGTTTAAATTTGAGTTATTTGCATTGTTCCACGCTCTTAAAATATTTGGTAAAATAGGCACTTCACCAGCATAATGATTAATTCCAAAAGGGTGTGTTACTGGTACTTCGTTTTCGCCTTTTTTAGTAAATACAAGTACATAGTCGGGCATTGCAGTAAAACACTTTGTACTATCTTCAACTATAAATTTATGCATTAAGCTTTGTACCATTGTACGCATACGAACTTTTAAAGGCTCTTTCCAAATCGTAATTCTATTTCTATACTCAAATCCATACTTTTGATGTATGCGTATAATTTCGTTTGGAAAATCCCACAATCTACAAGTATTATCAAATACATCGGTAGCGTGTACCGCAGTTATACGACCTTTTTTTGTTACTCTTGCTATTTCAGCTACTAAAAATTCGTATTGCTCCAAAAATTGCTCTTTACTTTCGCAGTTACTAAAATCATTTTCGCTACTTGAATAATTGTATAATCCCGCAAAAGGTGGACTATAAACCGATAAATCAATACTTTCATTTTCAAGTGTTGGAAGTACTAACATACAATCACTATTATAAATTGCGTAGTTTTCTGTAACTACTTGGTCTTTTACTTTGTTTTCCATTTTTTAAATAAATTTAGGTTTAATAATTACTTTGTTAAATTCTTTTGTAACGTGTTCAAAACTACGATTAACATTTTCAGTTAGATTTTTATGTAGTTGTATTGCTTTTTGTGTTTTTTGTTCAAGTGCCTCTAATACCCTTGTTTGTCCGTCTGATATAACCATATCAATAGTAACGTCATTCTTTTGCCCAAATCTCCAAAATCTACGAATAGCTTGATAATATTGTTCATAACTCCACGTAGGAAAAAATACCGAGTGATTGCAATGTTGCCAATTCAAACCCATTGAAGTCATTTTTGCCTTTGTAATTAAACGTTCTATTTCTCCATTTGCAAAAGCTAAAAGTATTTCTTCTTTTTTATCGATGCTTTGACTTCCTATAATTTCAACGGCTTTACTGTCTGACGATTTTAAAATTGCACTTTCGTTATTTGTGTTACACCAGTAAACCGATGTTTTGCCTTGTGCCAATTCAATAGCTTTTTCACATCTTTTTTCTTCGGTTTGTTTTTGTTCAAGTCTAACCTCTGTCATACTTTTAGCAATAGGTGTAAACATTGTTATTTGACCGTTAATGTCGAACATTTCTTGATTTTCGACAATATGCCTATTTATAAAAAGTTCTGGCAAATTATAACGTTCGTTACTAAATCCTAAATCACTAGGCATTTTAGCCATAATTGACCATTGATTTACCCAAGCGAAAAAATCCTTTTCAGCGTGTGGTTTTAAATAGAATTTTTCGCCAATATTTCTGTTATTACTATCAACACTATTTTGATTGTTTTTAAAAAACTTACCTAACATATCCATATAACCCATATATCCTAAAGCCTCGCTACTTGTTCCCAATTCTATAAAATCGTTTGGACTTGGTGTTGCAGTTGATAAAAAACGATAAGGTATTTTTTTAACAAAAGATGTTACCTCTTGTTTTATTTTTCCGTCAAAGTTTTTTAAAATACTACTCTCATCTAAAATAACTCCTTCAAAATCCTTTTCGTTAAAGTAGTGTAAACGTTCGTAATTACATACAACTATTTTTTTAGTATGCTTTCCGTCTTTAGAATATTCGATATCTTCAATACCTAACTTTTCAGCCTCTAAGATAAATTGAAACGCAACCGCTAAAGGTGTTAATATCAATACTTTTTTATTAGTATGATTTACGATGTTTTTTGCTAATGATAATTGAACTAAAGTTTTGCCTAACCCAGTATCTAAAAAAACTGCGCTTCTACCTTTTTCAATAGCTTTTTCAATAACATATTTTTGGAAGTCAAAAGCAATATCGGGAATATAATTTGCTTTAAATCCGAAGTTACCTATTGAGTGTTTTTTATTCTCAATAAATTTTAAATAATCATTCATATTAAAAGAAAAGCCTTACTTCTAATCATACAACTGGAACTTGTATTTTCAAAATAAGGCGTTGATGTTTTTTGTTAGGTAGTTCCAGTACCTTTTTGATTTGTCAAAGATAAATATAATTTTGTTAAGAATTATTCTAAATTAGCATTCCTTAAACAATATTTTTAGTATTAATTTTCTTTTGTAGTACTCTTTGTTGTATGCTTTTTTACGTTCTTTATTTTTAGCGTACCAAATGCGTGTTTTTTCTGCTTTAGTCATCTTAAACTTAAATAATTAATGGTACAAGGATTGCAATTACTTAAATCTTTAAATTGATATTTATTGATTTGATTTTCCAATGCTTTAAAATCTTCATATTGTTTATTTAATTCGTAAACCTTTAAAGCGTGAATTATAGACGAATGATGTCTATTGAAATAACTACCTATTTTACCCAAACTATAATTGCTTTTTTTGTAGATAGTATTTATTAAAATAGCTCTTAAATAAACGTATTTTCGTTTTCTTTAATTACTTCTTAAATTAACATCAAACTTTATTTCAGTTGTTTTAATAAGTGTTTTAATACTTGATTCTTTCATCATCTTAATATTTTATTAGTTATACCATTCATACTTTTAGCGTCTTTATCGTAGGCATCAATCATATAACAGATATTTTCCATATCGTATATTGGAATTTTCGATATACGTTTTATAAAGTTTTCAAACACTTGGTAAACGTGGCCGGTGCTATCTGATTCCTTTTCAAAAAACTTGTCGTAATGCTCTTGCTCAGCTTTCATCAACAAAGGTAAAACTAAATTTAACTTTTGCTTTAGTTCTTTTTGATAGTATCCAGTGTGTTTAATAGCCTCGAGTTGATTCAAGGCTATTTGAGTACTCATCACACTTGTAGTTATTTTATCTACTAATTCCATAACTAAACATTTTTAGAAAGGTTTTTAACTATTTTACCCAACTTTTTATCACTATCGGTTAACGTAATAATTGACAAAGGGATTTTAATGTAGGTTTCTTCTTGTGGGTATGTTTTTGCCCAAATACCATTATTAAAAATAGTATAACAACCATTTTCCATTTGATATATCAAAGTATTGCTAAATCCTGAATAAACAAATTTACCATTTACTAATTTCTGACAAGACTTTGAACCGATTTGTCCAGCAATACAAATAATATGATTATTTTCGTATTGTTTCTTAACCGCCTCATTTTTCAAAGCAGTTTCTACTTCTTGGGGTGTAGCTTTTCTGAATTTACCATTATGCGAATGTGAAACCCATTCACATTCATTGCACCAAGTTTTATAAGCACAAATACCATAACCTTTGCCATCTTTTACATTAAATTGTAATGCTCCGTTTTCAAATATATAATAAGTATTGTCTTCCAACTCATTTTTTACCACTCCGTTATTAATCATTACTTCTTTTATTTTCTCATCTCTGCAAAGTTCTGTTATTAACTCGGGGGTTAGTTTTGAAAGGTCGATATTACTATTACTATTATCCTCAACTATTCCACACGCTTTTAAGAATGTTTCTTTATCAAATGTTTCGTAAACTTTAGCTCCGATATTATTGTTATAAGTTCCTAATCCTAATTTATCATCATTTTCATACCAATTAATTAAATAAGGATTTGCATCATCAGTTTTAGTTGACAAAACTTCTAAATCTAATTTTTTAAATATACTTACAATTTCTTGTATTTCATTTTGATTTGCTAACATACAAATCGGTGTAAACTCTTCTATTTTTTTGTAATTTGTCATCTTATTTTATTATTTGTGGTTCTACTACTTCGATGTTGTTAATCGGTTTTTTTAATTTGATACTTGTTATTGAAAAGCACCAATATAAAAATGCAATCATTAAAGATTTTGTTTCAATGTCAAATCCTACTCCTAAATTGATTTGAGTTACGTCTCTTGTTAATTTAAAATTTAGTGTCATAATTATTTCTGTTTATTAATTAATATTTCAATTATTGTTTTTTTTAAAATCGGACTTACTAAACTAATCCGATTAATTGATTTTTTGTTAATGAAATTTAGTATTTCGTCGTCGGTGGGTGTCATAATCTATCTTTACTTACATAAGTCCCTAAAACGTAATCGTCAATAATTCCTAATTCGTAATCGTAATTAAAATTAACTACCATTTTTTCATCTCTAAAATATCCACTGCCAAAATCCTCTAACATAATTTCAGCGTCATATTTTTCTAATAAAATTTTAAAATCTTTTTTAAAATCTTCTACTTTTTTAAGTTGCGGTGTTGGTGTCATATCAACTTTTTTAAATTGTTTTTTACTCCTTGAATTTTGTTAGATGCCATAAATACCATAATAAGGGTCGCTTTCTGCATCGTTGTTTGTCCCAAATTCCTCAACTTCGTTTTCTCTGTAAGGTGTATCGTTTAATATTTTCCACATTGTTTGAAGTTGCTCATCTGTTGGAATAACTTCAACCCATAATCCTTTTTGATTAACACAAAACTCCTCGACGTGGTTTATTCCGCTTTCGTCTTTGTAGAAGTCAACACATATAAACTGATTTTCAAATCTGTAAGCCCATTCAATATCTGAAATATATTCTAATTTGGCTTGTGCTATTGCGGTGTTAAAGTCTTTCATAATCTTGTTGTAATTGGTTAATAAATTGGTTTACTTTTTGTTGTAGTTGCTCGGGTGTAAATGCGTCAACTATCTTTTGTTTTACGAAAACCCGAATGAGTGTTTTTTTCTCACTCGGGTCAATTGCTTTTCTTCCTCTCATTATTGTTTTAGTTTATAAATTTTATTAATTTTTTAGTGTTATTTATTAATTGTAAATTATGTTTTATAGAGTAATCTAAGTTATCTAAATTTATTTGTTGAAAAGTATTTACTTCATAATAATCTAAATAAAAACTATCTACTACATTTTGTAAGACTTCTGTTATTTGTTTAAAATCATTAGATAAAGATTTATTAAACTCTAAATTGTGATATTTAGCATTATTTTTTGCTTTTGTATAATCCAATCTATTTTCTAAAGAATTAACCATATTTGTAAATAATTCAACCGTTATTATTTTTTCTATTTCTGTTGATTTCATAATTTCTATTTATTAAATTGTTTTGCTTTATTGCTGGTACAAATATACAGCCATTATTTTAATTTCAAAACTTTTTTAATACTTTTTTAAAATTATTTATTAATTTATAATCATTCCAAATAACAACGCACAAAAAAAGCATCGGTTAAGATGCTTTTGGTGGTGGATTTATAAATTTAACTTTTCTTTTAAATCTGTTTCCATTTGTATAATTTTATTTTCAATATGGTTTTTTATCATTTTTAAAAAATCTATATCATCATCTAAAACCAAACAAGAAAAATATTCGTCTTGACTAAAATTGTATTTAGTTTCTTTTCTAAATAACTTAAAAATATGATGCATTAATGATTCTTTTCTAACTGGTTTTTTAGTAGTTCCGTTTATAATGTTTATTCTATAAGTTATCTCTGGATATAATTCTTTATACTCATTAATTTTACACTGCAAACGTTTTATTTCTTGAATTTTATTATTTATTTCGCTCATAACTCTAATTTTTCTTTATCCTTTACTATTTTTCTACTCCACAAAACAAACCAAGTAACACCGATTAAAATAACGATTAACCAAATCCAATTCCAAAAATTACCTTTGTTGCTTTCGGTTGCTTTTTGTTTTGCTTGAACTTTCGCTTTATACTTTGTTTTTATATCTTTTTTTATCGTTTCAGCTACTTTTTTTCGTTCAACAACATTTGCATTAGCTTTTGTTTTTTCGTTCGTTTTACGTGTTGTTTTGGTTTTTGTCTTTTTAGTGTTGTTTAAACTTTGACTTTTACCATTTTCGTCAACATAAGTAGCTGGTTTTGTATTGTCAATAGGCTCTAAAGTTTCCGTTTCTGTAACTTCTCCAGTTTCTTTGTTGGTTTCTGTATTATTGGTAACTTTTAAGTTACTATCGGTTTTCGTTTCAATTACTGAATTATCAGTAGTTACCTCTTTAGTAGTTACATCGGTTTTGGTTTGTTGAGTTTTTCTTGAACCACACCCTATTAATAAAAGTGCGGATAGTAGTATTAGTTTAGTTTTCATTTTTTAACTTTTTTTATTAGTTGTTTTCTATAAATTAACGTACAAATTAATGTGTCTTTAAAGTTACTAATTTTGATATGAATTATATCAAAACTATCTTCAAGTTGATTAACTCTTTTATTTATTTTAAACTCAAAATCCTCAATACTATCGTTGTGGAATTTTTGTAAAATTTCTACATTCATAATTATTTATTTAATTGGTTAAAAATTTCTACTGCTTTTTTTCAAAAGATTTATTTATTAATTCATTTGTTTTAATAATTGCCTCTCTTTGAACTTCTGCTCTTGAAGTGTATAAAAAATCAGATTTATAGTTTTTTATGTAAAACATAAATACTTCTTTTTGCTTTCTTTGTCCAAATTTACTTTTAAAATTTATATACCAGCCAACACTATCAAACCACTCGATAATAAGTGCGTTTAAAAGCGTTTTGCCAATTCCAACATAACTAATAAATAAATCTTTTTGATTATATATTTTAATCATTCTTTGTGAATCGTGTCCTTGCGGATTGTTTAATATCCACTTCTCAAACTCCTCTTTTGCTTTTCCTTGTAACATATCTATTCTTTTTTTAGTTTCTCAATCAGTTCATCTGCTTTGGGTTTTAAAAATTTCGTTTCTATTAGAAGTAAAAACGAAATTAACTAGGTGCGTAATTCGGGTGTCATAGGTTAGTTATTTTTTAATTGTAATAATCTGTATTTCCATTAGAATCACACTCAACATATTTACCATCAATTAATGATGGCAAACTCTCAGGATATTGTCCTTCGATATAATATTTGTAAAATTTACCATTTATATAATAAATAATACCATTATAAACTGTTTGATGTAATTTAATACCATTTTCGTTTAAGTAACTATTTAGTTTTTCAAGTTCTTTAAAATTAATCGATGTTTCTTTTAATACTTTTATCATAATCTCATTTGTTTAAATTAATAATAACAAAATTAACGATAAAAATAACACCTACAACAATGGATTGAAATTTACAATTAATCTAAATAATAAAAGCAACCCTTGTACTTCGAGTTGCTTTGTTGTTCTTATCGTTTTGGCTTACGATTTAACCTATATTAGAATTGTATTGGTGCGCTTCATTTAAAGCCGAGAGGCGTAACAATTACTATTGATGCAAATATAGTAATTCTGTCACAATTATAGCATATATATGTGACAAAAAAACCACCTCGTTAGAAGTGGTTTAAATATCAGAAATCAACTTTAGAAGGGTTGCTCTTGATTTGTCAAATATAAACAATTTATTTTAATACACAAAAAAAGCGCACCATTTCTGATACGCTTTAATTAATTAACCAACAAAAATTATTATGAAAGTGTAAATATATTAAATAATTGGATAATTCACACTATTATTTTTAATTAATTTTCCGCTATCTAATAACGCTTTTAATTCTTGCCATTTAAAACTTGTTCCGTTTGCTTTTTTGTATTGAAAATGTGGAGCATCTTTAAACTTCCAACGACCTCCCCACTCGAAACCTAACTTTTCTAATTCCTTAACTACAAAATTAAAATGTGTTCCGTTCCAAACCGCTTTCTCAAATGTTCCGTTGTTATCCTCGTCTAATAAAATAACAATATCAAAAGCTAATCCGTAGTTATGTATTGATTGACCGCCTTTAGCATTGGTAACTATTGAACCGCCACGTGTACGCCCTTGACTATATAGGTAATTTTGCTCCTCAATAGTTCTTAAAGTATGTGTAAAACGTAATCTAACGCCTTTAGGAAGTTGATTATTGATGTTAATATAAATCTGTCTTAATGAATCCCTTTTATCAGGGTGCATTAGTTTTATTCTGTCAATTGTTACGTTGTCCATAATTACTTCAAATTAAATAGTTTAGCAAAGATACCTAAAAGAATTACAACCATTGCACCAATAACAAATTTAGCTTGTCTAACGTAAATATTAACCTCTCCTTTGAACTCCTCAAGGTCTTCTACCCGGTTATCAATTTCGGTTAATTGTTTAACAACTCCTTTGTTACCATTCAAATCACTACCTACTAAAGCGTTTTTAATATCGTTTAGTGTTTTAGTGTTTTCTTCATTTACTTTCTTTTGTAAATCTTGGTGGTGTCTTATGCGTTCTATTTCTGCGGTTACTTTTGCTAAATCTGGGTTCATTTTTATTTATTTAAATATGTTTCAACTCCTATATAAAGCATAGCAATTGACATCCATTGTACATTGGTTATAAGTCCAAAAATAAGGAAAAAAGAGGATATAAGAAAAACAAGTAATTTTCTACTAATCCATTTACTAACTAATTTATCAAATTGCTCTTTGCTCATCTATTCCTATTATTATCTAAAATTATGGTTATCGGTAAAATTACTAAAATTAAAATATTATAAAAAACAAATGATTTAAAATTAAATAAAATGTAATTGTCTAATACTTTAAAACCTAAATAAATTACTACGCTACTAAAATAAACCTTCGCATTAAATGTGTATTTACGCCAATATAATAAAAAATGTATAAAAGCTAAAACGTAGAAAGGAATGTCGCAATAATCAACTATTTGCCAATTTTTCTTATACCATTCGTTATTATTCAAACTTAAACAAAACAAACTATACACCATTAATAATAACGATGTATAGCTTAAAATTCTATTTAATTTTGATAGTTTCATTTAATCTCTTGGTCTTGGTGCGCCAATCTCTAAAGTTAAACCTAAACTTTCGCAAGTTTCTTTTAATTTTTCGATTTGCTCCTCTTTTGGATCTGTCGTAAATACGATGTAAACGTCTGCTTGTGTCATTTTAATTGTTGTTTTAAGTTGTGAAATTTTTCTCTTATTGCTTTACGTTCTTCTACTATTTCAATTGGTACTTCAATACCCAACTCTCTCTCACGAATGTACGACCAATCTGTTCTTGAAAGTTCTTGAAATTGAAGTTGGTTTAATTCTTCGATTTTCTGATTGTTTATTTCGGTAATTTCTTCTTCGGTAATTCCTTCAACTACTTCTGTGAAAACAATAGAATTTGCTTTTGGTTTTATGAAATTTGAATTTTCAGCAGTTACCAAAACACTATTCTCTGGTTGTTCATCTGAACTTACAATAAACAAATCCAACGTTTCATTGTCTTTTATTTTAAAATATTTTGCCATTATACAACTGGATTTTTAGTTAAAATGATGTTTGTTTGCATTGTGTTTGGACCAGTAGTACCTGTGTAAGTTGAAGCAACTATTAAAAATCTATAATCGTTCAAATTCACGTCGTTTATAATGTTTTGAGCAAGATTATTTAATGAAGCAAAATCAGTTGATGCAGCAGTTGTACCAGCTATCCTACAAGATAAAATCGAAGATGTACGTCTGTGAAAGATACGTTCAAAATTAACAGAACCACCACCAGCACCTAAAGAACTACTTGTTGCAATTTTAACCGCATCTGTTACAGAAATTGAATTGCTTACTTTTGATAGATACAAAAAAGATTGTATAGTACCATTAACAGATGTATTTTTAGTAATTACCGCTTCAAAATTCAAACTTTCTCCAACTGCTAAAAATCCAACTCCTAAATCATAATTATCGACAATAGCTTCAGTTGCAACAGGAGCAGTTAGCGTGTTTGGAGTGAAGTTATTTTTTAAAATTATTGGTGTTGTTGACTTATCGGCTTTTAAACTTAAAGCATCAAAAACCGCATTTTGACTTGGTGCTTTGTCTGTAACGTCATTTACTATTGTATCTTCTACCTTTGCATTTGCATAACTTTCAGTTGCTAATCCGCTTATACTTGGAATAGTTGGTAGATTATCTAAATCATTATAATCATTTGATGTTGCTACTGCTCCTAAATCGCTTGGTTGTATAGCAGTATTTATTAAACTTTCTTGTGCTGGCGTTACAAATACTCTCGTTGCGGTTTCTGTAATGTCATCTGCATTAGTAGAACCACCAATAATATCAATGTTACCACTTCCTAAAATACTTTCGGAGTTAATTGTTTTAATATTTGTTCCCGATACTAATAAATTTTGTTTTAAATTCAACAAATTATCAATAGCGGTTTTAGTATATCCAACAACCCAAGACAAAGCACTCCTAACATAAGCGTTTGAATTGTTTGGTGCGTCGGGTATTCCACCACCGCCCCCGCTTTGAGTTGTAACAATAATTTGTGTAACGTTTGGCGTTGCATTTATTGTAACTTCCTTCTCAACTTTAGTAACATTTATATTTACCTGCTCCATTAGTTTGTAATTGTTTTAACAACTTGAAATAAACCCCCTACATAATAATCAACTTCGCCACTTGCTAAAGTAATTTTAATATCATACTCATAGTTACAAGTTGGTATATCAATAATTTGCTCATTGATTTTAAATTGTCCGTTAACTGCATCTGTTATCGTAATTCCTGCACTTCCAACACTTGTTAGTGTTAGCACTGCACTTGAACACGCATCTTTTTTTACTTGCATACGTATAACCGCACCTGTTAAATCTAAAGGCACACTATCAATTAAAATCTCAAAAGGTACTTCGTTAAACGTTGCGTTTCGTTGTGCTTGTAGGTTTAATATTCCTATCATTTTGCTCTTGCTTTTTTAAATATAACTCGATTTTCTCGATGTTAATTTCTTGTTTTACATTCGTTTTCTTAATTGATGCCATAATACGTATTCATCTTCTGTTATTGTACTTTTTGGTAAATACCAACCGCTATTACTTGCTCTTTGTGGATTAACTATTGCATCTGAACTTGTAACATACTCTGGTAATTGCTTTTTACATAACCATTTTTTCATTCTTTCAGCGTACATATCCGCTACTAATCTACGCTCGTTTACTAATCTTGATAGCGTTTGCTCACTTACTGCGGTTGTATTTGCAGGTGTTGGAATTGTTATACCATTATTAGCAATGCTAAAAGCACCAATTTTTAGGTATTCCGTTGCGCTCTGTTGAATTAAAAAAGGTTTTATGTAATCATTATACAAAGTTAAGTATAAATCCTGTAAATCGTCGTTTTCAAAGTCGGTTTCTATCTTGTTATATAAGGTTTCTCCTAAAAGTTCCTCCAACCTTGTAGCTTGTGCATCTAAAATACACTGACGTAGTTTGTCCGTGTCGATGTTACCACCTAAAGGAGTGTTTTTTGTTATGTCGTTATCTGTTAATAGTATTACCATTTTACTCTGCTTTAAAATAATTATTACTTGCTTGTGCAGGTTGTGCCACTAAAGGGTTATTCTCTTGAAACTTTGCATCTTTACGTTTGTCAGGGTCTAAATCTAAAATCATTTTTTTAGCATCGTTAACAGATATTGAAGTATTGTTTTTTCTTAAATATATTTTACGCATCCAAAAATGCTTACAATTAACACCGCCTTTGTATAACCAAATAGAATAAGTATCTGCTCCTTTTAATCCTAATCCTGCATTTACTACCTTACTACCTGCTAATTCAATATCCTCTTTACGATATACTTTATTAGCTGAAATCATTTTATTACAAAAATCTCTTTCGCCCTCTTTTGCTCCTGCGTATTGATAACGAATTTTGAAAAGACTTGTGTCTTGTTCACTTGTTGCGTTTGGAAACGAACTCGGTACTTTTGCTAAATGTAAAGCGGTTTCAGTTAGTTGTGGTTCGCCACTAATTGCGGTTTCGTCTATACATTCCCACTCGTTCTCGTCGATGTCCTCGCCAAGTTCAATTAATGGTTCTGCAATTGGGTTTTGTAATTGAACTTTAGAAAGCATTGCCAATTGTTCAATTGGTGCTTTGCCACTTGTAAAAAGAGTTTCTGCGACACTTGCGTCTATGTTTAAGAATTGAACTAAAAATACTATTGCTTGTTCTGTTGTTAAAATACCCTCTTTTACTTTTGCAAAAATATCAATAGCACTTGCAATTTGCGCTCCGTTATAACTTATTTTAGCGTCTGATATTGCTTGTTGCTCAGGTGTTAGAATTGCGTTATCTTCGCCACTTTTCGCCTCGTCTGTTTTCGCTTGTCTTAATGGAACAAACTCTAAAGTTTCTTTACCTCCTGCTAAAGTGAAAACCTCTTGAAAAGCATCTAAAATTATTTCCTGTTTTGGTTGAATAACATTTAACAT